AGTAATGCTCATAGTAGTTGCTCTTGTCTAGGGATAGGTTGTGCTGCATTAATGATCGGATTTTTTCTTTTAATTTTTCTCGGATTAACCTAAGCCTATGACCAGCCCCCGACCCACGCCGGGGGCTTTTTTTATCTATCATTTGCTATCGTTTACTATTAAGCGCTGATCGGTTCGTCGTATTCCTCAGTATTATTCTTAATGGTCACCTGGCTCTGCTTGTCATCAGTTTCATTATAGAAAGCTTTAAACGCTACTACTTGAGTAACCAATTCATCATTGCCTCCGGATCTATTCCAATCTTGAACTTGCATCTTGTTAAGTAAGATTGTTATTTCCGGATTTTCGCCCCCGCCAATATCGGCAGTCCCAACGATGCTAATCTCCATATACTGAGCCGTACCATTCAAAAATAAATCCTTAAAAACTTCATCATCAAGATTCAATGTCAATGTTCCCTCAATACTCATTTTGGCATTGTAAATATCATCCGGATCAAACTGGCCAAGAATATGATCAGGAATTAAACCCTGATCCCAAGTGATAGCTAATTCTTTTACTTTTTTAGCTGTTGCCCCTGATAGTGCAGCCTCGGTAGCTGCAACCTTAACAGTAATATCTTTACCGATAAAATCCCTCTCAAGAGCATAAGATGGCGTGTCTGCGTTAGCACTTGCGGCCTTGGCCATAAAAGCAGCCGTGAATCTTACAAAGTCTTCAACCGTTGCGGTTAACTCTAAAGTGTTAACCATTCCGTTACTAAATACTGATTGCTGAACGGATCCGTCTTTGGCAAAAATTGTCAAAGCCGGATGCTGAATGTTTTGAGCGATATTAAAAATATGCTGGAAAGCACCGCTCCCTAAAGCACTGTCAACATCAGCCCCGTAAAGATTCAAGAATATATAACCGATTGGATCTACCTGTGCGATTCCCTCAAGGTTGCCCTCGATCCATTGTTTAACTACTCTCGAATTATCACTGTCCTCAAGGACGGCATGGGAGTTGTCGTCGATAACTGTTTCGCTACGCTCAACGATGTTAGCGGTAACATTTTTTAACCACTTTTCAGCAGTTCCTTGTGGTGTTCCTCGGGTTTCTTCAACACCGAAACCCACCTCAAGATCTCGTCCTATAATTTCCATAAATTATTTTCCTTTCTTTAATTATTACTTGTTAATGTTTTTATTGATAAATTTATTTCAGCCGTGACTTCGATACTCCCCTGCTCATCGCTAACTGTCCAAGCCCCGGTATCAACTTTTAACCAAACTCTATGGCCATTAATATTTGATAAACTCCAATTATCATCTAGTGATTGTAATACCGCATCAACAGTCTCCGGCATTATATTATCGAAAATATCACTCAAATTTTTTCTACTAGCAGCAATTACCAAGAATAATCTAAATCCGTATGTCTTCATATTTTCTTCGTTGGTTTCAAAACCATTCTCAAATTCTGATGGATAAAATATAGCAGCTGGATATTTTTCAATAGTAGTAGCCGGATATTTAAAGATCTCTTTAATTGCTTTATTGCCATCATTCTTAACGGCTGCATTTAAAATCGTTTCAATCTCACTTATCAAAGCTGGCATTATATTTTGCGTTGACATACTATTTTGCTAAATTTTTAACAATCTTATTTAAAAAATTTCGTTGTAAAATTCTAATCTCGGGGTCCTTATCCTTTTTAACAAAATCGAGCCATGGTCTTGCTTGCACTCCCGTCCTAGCATTAAATTCATTTCGTTTCCTACCGTGAACATATTTTGCATAATTTGCCGTTGGAAAAATACTAGCAGATAATTTATTTACTTTAGAATGATGTGTATCTCGAAGATTACCAGATTTAACCGGCGCACCACCGCCAGCTCCCCCAACTCTCCAAGGACTCCGATTAATCCCACGTTTATAAACTGCCATACCTCGAACCAATAAAATTCTGGCTTGTTTTAAAAATTCAGTAGGATGTCTATTAATAGCTTTTTGAAAATCCTTTAAACCAATTATTTGAAACTCTGGCATATTAGTAACTAGCCGGTTCAGCAATATCTCGTTCACAAATTAATTCAAGATGTTGCTGATTGCCGATTTTATTTTCTTTAATAAATTTAACTATATATTGAAATCCATCGGCAGTTAATTTATCATCTCTGAAAACATCAGTATCAACTGGACACCAAATCCTATATTTCTTTGCAAAAGCAATATCAAGTTCATTCTGCATTTCTTCATCTCCGGCATGTTGAACATGACCCAAGAAAGTACCCTGGGAGGATCTAGTAGAACTATCACCAGACCATACCATTCTAGTTATTGTAAAAGTGGTTGTGAAAAATCTTGAAATCATATTTAAAACAATATCTTTTTATAATTTACAAGCACCGCTAAAGCATTTTTAAGATCCCCGAAACTTCCGCCCTTCTCCCCATCTGCCCCATAGCTAACTGAATAATTACCAATCTTTTCTGATTTAAGCCCAGTATTAGATCCTCTATGAAAATTATACATTCCAGCAGCAATAACAGTTGCAGCTTGGCTTAAATCGTCTGGTACGGCCTCTGAGTAGCCCCATTTTGCCGTTATAGAATGATTTTGAACTCCCCCTGTCCAGACACGCTCCCTAAGGCAAAGTTTATGGATCGGTATAATATTATCATCGTCTCCATCATCTCGGTTAGCCGGTTGAATAATATAACCATCAGTAGTCACACCTGGCACCATTTCAGGTACAGTCGTCTTTGAATCTCCGTAAGTATCTTGGCCAACTTCAACTAAGGTAATTTCAATACAATCATCAATAACTAAATTCTGAGTATCATCACCATCAAAAAGACGTGCGCTAGCTTCATCATCAGCTTTAAAATTTCTGCCAGTTTCAGAATCAATAAATTTCTGTGCTGCCAAAATAAACTCATCTGCATCACCAGAAGCTATACTAATTCCACCTAAAAAGTTTTCAATTTTTTCCTCGGTTGTGTACTCTTTGTCTGTTGCTGGCATATTATTTAGTTTTAGATTCACCATTAACTATCTGGCCAGATTTAATTTGGCCAACTAGCTTTAAGTTCGGATCATTTAATGGCTTATCAGATTCAACTGACTTACCAGTGTTTTTGTCTTTGTAATTGTATTTTTTCATAATTCTTGGATTATTCCCGGAGTCGAATATTTCAACTCCGGTATATAATCCAACAATGTGTCTAGGCAGAAGCAGCAGCAGTAGTTAATTTAGTTACAGCAGTAGGGATGATGGTAATTGCACCAACACGCTCTTTAAATCGAACAGCTTGTCGATCAGTTGTAATTAAATTAATGCTTGCGTTACCGGCTTGGTTAAGAACTGAACCTGCATCGAATCGATCAACTTTGATAGCGCTTTTGAAACCTAGAACACTAGATTTCTTTAAGTCACCAAATAAGACGAAAGATGTGTCAACAGCAGTTGCAGTTTTAGCAGGCATTGCTTCAACCAATACAACTGGAAAACCCCAAACTGTAGCTGGACCCGATTCACTTGGTCGTTGATAAATATACGCAGCTTCATCATCTTTAAGTTTTCGAATAAAACTCATGATAGTTCTGTGCATGTAGTATTTACCATTTGCAATAGCTCCCTGTGGAGTTGCATCAACCATATCAATTAAGTCGTCAGCATCAATGCTGGCAAAAGTTGTACCAGCCATTGTGACTTCATTAACTGACGTATTTTCTAGTAAACCAGTAAATCCACCAAAACCTGCGCCGCCGTCACCAGTAAAGAAAGCTAGATCTTCTTTCTTGGCAAAATTCTCAGCTACTCGGCCAGCAATAAATGAAACTAAATCAATTTCTTCATCTTCTAATAATTCATTTGTTAGAGCAACAATAACAGCCAATTTCTTTAATTCTAGTGTTTCTTGTCCTAAGACAACTTGACTTGAACTAATTGCAGCACCCTCATCAACCCAGAAAACCGAAACGTCAGTAGCTAAAGAGTTAGCCTTTAGAGAGTTTTTACTCAACTGAATGGTAGTCATTTCACGCCTTGCAACACCATATTCAGTAATCAAGTGTCTAATCTCA